AGGGTGGGTATGCGATGAATGCTTTGTTGGGGCCGAACGGTTCGATGATGACGTTTTTAAATTTCGCGCAGGAGAAAAGGGTGGTTGAGGGAGGAGAGATCACGGCTTGCTGGATAGATGAGGCCATAGATGAGTCGGCATTGGATTGGATCGAGACATTGCGGTATCGGCTGGTGACAAGGCGCGGATCGGAGAAGGGCGGTGGCAAGATGGTGGTGACGTTCACGCCGATAACGGGTTATTCGCCTGTGGTGAATGATTACCTGGCTGGCGCCCAGATCACAGAAACGGAGAAGAGCGAACTTTTGCCTGGGCAAAACGTGAAGGGTGTTCCGATAGGACATATGCCGGTTGAAGCGAGTCATCCTTTCAAGAATTCATCTGTGGTTTGGTTTCATACCAAGCATAACCCGTACAACCCGTGGAAGCAGATGGTGAGGCAACTGGAAGGCCGGCCCAGGAGTGAGATCAAGATACGGGCATATGGATGGGCTGATAACACGGCAGGAGCGATGTTTCCGCAGTTTGGGAGGCATAACATTGTTAAGGCGGAAGATATACCGCGCAAGGGCACCAATTATCTGGGAATAGATCCTGGTCAGAACAAGAATTGGTTTTTTATCTGGTTAAGAGTGGATGAAGAGGGTCGCAAGTTTGTTTATCGTGAATGGCCCGATGTGGATGTTGGAGAGTGGGCAACCAGTGGTGGTAAGGATGGGAAGGTTGGAACAGCGCAGAAACTGGATGTGGTACTGGGTGTTGAGCAGATTATAGAGTTGATTACTCGGTTGGAGGAAGGTGAGGAGATTTTTCAGCGATATATAGATCCGCGCTTTGGTGCGAGCCAGGTAGTGGGCAAGGAAGGTGGCACATCGATCATTGATTTGTTGAATGTGGCTGGGATGCACGTTGATCCATCGGCGGGGATTAGGATTGAGCAGGGAGTGGCGACGATTAACGAGTGGTTGAGTTATAATGAGAATGAGCCGGTGACAAAGATGAACGAGCCTGGTTTGTATATTAGCGAGGAATGTCAGAATCTGATTTATTGTATGAACGAATGGAAGAATGTTGAGAAGGATGGGGCGACAAAGGATCCGCCTGACACGTTGAGGTATATAGCGGTGATGGATCCTTGTTACATGGATGCGGCGGTGTCGGCTGTCAGCGCGGGAGGTTCCTATTGAAGGAGTACCCACCGCTCCTGACCAAGAGCCAGGCGCTGGAGCTGACGGGGTTGCAGCCTCATTATCTGGACAGGATTCGTAAGATGAATTTGGTGAAGGTTTACAAGTTACAAGGAACAACAGAGCGAAGTGAGTGCCGATATTACAGGCAGGATTTATTGAAACATTTAAAGTTGGACGAGCAAGGAAACTACAAGGAATACGATGAGTGAATACAAGGATAATTTGGCGAAGGCCGGTGACAAACCGGAAGTGGCAGAGTTAGTGAGCGAATTTCGCAGGGCAATCAGTGATGGTTATTCGTTGACCCGATTGGCGGACAACGATGAGATACGGTACGCGAAGTGGGACGGTCAGAGTACGGATGGAAAAAAGTACTCCAAGAATCTGAATGAGGGCAGCAAGGCGTTTCCGTTTGAGGGAGCGCATGATGCACGGGTGTTTCATGTGGATGAAGTGATTAACACGCAGTGTGATATTCTGATGACTTCATTGAAGAGGGCCACGCTCAAGATCAGTGGAGTGGAGATGAATGATGGCCCAGTGGCCAGCAATGCCATGACACTGATGAACTGGGCCAAGAATAATGCGTTGCACAACGAGCTGAACCGTGAGGCGGAACTTTTGGCGCAGTGGGGCCAGCAATACGGGTTAAGTGTGTTATTCATTCACTGGGAGCAGAGCGATGGTTTGAAGCCGGTGAAGGTGCGCTTTGATGAGTTGGTGGCGATGGCCGAGAATATTCCGGAAGAAAACATAATGAGCGAGCTGCCGGCGTTGATTGAGAACGAGACAGCGGAGGATCAAGCTGTGGATATCCTGGTTGGCATGGTGAACGTGGGCAGGGTCAAGGCCAGGCGCATGGTCAAGGAATTGAGGGTTAACGGTGAAACCACGGTGCCGGTGCCTTACCAGGCGAGCAACAGGCCGAGCATTACGGCGCTCAAATGTTTAGAGGATGTTTGCTGGCCACCGGAGACAAGTGGAAATGATTTGCAGAATGCGCGGGTAGTCTTCCGCCGGCAACTGATGACCGAGGTGGAGGTGCGTAGTAAAATAAAGAGCGAGGGTTGGAGTGAGGATTTTGTGGAGCAGATCCTGGCGACAGCCGGCAAGTCTAGCACCAATGAGGCGTTTGGAAGCACCATCAGTTCGTTTTCTATTAATAATGGTGTCCATGACAGGTCGAACTTGGTTGAGGTGGTGTATGCTTACACTCGCTCGATTGACACCAACGGGATCCCAGGAATTTACTGCACAGTGATCAGTCCTTATGTGGACTCATCCAACAGTCAGGAACCGCTTTACGGGAAACATTTCCTGGTTGATTACGCGCATGGCCAGATGCCCTTTGTGGTTTACCGGCGGGAGAACGTGAGGCGCAAGGTGACCGAGAGTCGCGGAGTGGCCGAGATTAGTGAGGGTGCCCAGAAAGAGTTGAAGGCGCAAATTGATTCGATTTATGACCACACAAGTTTCAGCACACTGCCCTCGCTTCTGGTGAATGCCAGGGTAGCCAATCGTTTCGGCCAGATTGGCCCTGGATCGATTGTCACGGTCAACCGGATGGACGATGTGAAATGGTTGGACGCACCGCCCAAGGATCCGACAACAGCCTTCACGTTCATCGAGCTGGTGAAGCGCGAGCAGGATCGTTATTACGGGTTCCCCAATGTTGGCAACTCGATGGAAGCGGCGACAGCCAAGCAGCAACGGAGTGTTAACAACTGGTTAAGCACCTGGGCGGAAATCTACCGGCAGATTTATCATTTGTGCATTCAGTACATGACACCGGAAGAGATGATGCGGATCACTGGAACAGAGATGCCCATCATGGATGAGATGATGAGTTTCGATTTCATTCTGCGTTTCGATGTGGCGGAAGCGATGAATCCTGGGCTGGTTGAAAAACGGTTGCAGACGATTGCCAATTTCCTTGTGCCACAGGATGTGGGAGGTGTGTTAAGTCGCGACAAGCTGATCGAGTACCAGACGCGCCTGGTGGCACCGGAGATGGCAGAGGATTTGATAGTGCCTCGGCAACAGGCTACAGAGAAGATCCGCAACGAAGTGAAGCAGGATGTATCGATGATGATGAACGGCATTGAGCCAGGCATGATACAGGACTCTGCGGATCCGACTGCGGGAATGCGTTACGAGTTCCTGACCGAGCTGGAAGCCAACAACCCCAAGATACAGGAAAAACTTGGAGGCGCCGGCGAAGGCGGTGAAGGCGGCGACGAGTTTTTTGCTGCGATGTACCAGGCGTACTCCAAGAATTTGCAGTTCCAGATACAGCAACAGGAGAATGCGACCATCGGGCGCACAGGCGTTGAGCCGGTGACCGGCAGTGCGGGATATTAATGGACGAAAAACTACCACAGTTGGAATTAAGCGATGTTGCGCCGTTTGTTTTTAAGACAGGCGGCGAGGCTGACACACTCTTTCAGGCCATACTGGAGAACCTGGAGGTTTGGGTGGACACAGAGAGTGATGATGCCATTAGCCAGGACACGGTTGGAGAGGCGCGTGTTCACGCCTGTGGCCGAGTTTCATCAATCAAAGATTTGCAGTCGCAGTTAAAGCATTTGCGGGAGCAAGGGTTACTCCTGCAAAGTTCATAGTTGAGTTGTTTGTATTGGTCACGCCCCCCCACCCTGGAAAAGGGGTGGGGGTTTTTTCATGTGCAGTAATCGAATCGATTACTGCCCGATACAAGAATCCCCCATATCTGACCCTCTGATCCCCACAACCCTCAAAACTTTTGTTAAACTCCTCCAGTAATTTTACCGAAAGTTATAAGCCTTGTGGGGCTTGTGGGGATCAGGGGGTCAGATAGGTGGCTTTAACCCTGAAAACATTGGCCGTAATGAAGTGAGCCACTTCCAACAGGGTGGCTCACATAATGTCGCCTTATTGGAGTTTTCCTTATCGGGCGCATTTTATCGGGAACATCGGGAACATCAAACGCCGTGCCAAATTTGGGCACATTCGTTTGGAATTATTCTCTGAATAAGATTCCAAACGAAT